CGCCGCGCGGCTCGGGCAAGTCCACGGTGGCGGTGTACCTGGCGGCCTGGCTTGGGGTGGCGGACCTCCACAGCAAGCACCCCACGAACGAGTCCCCGGAAGAGCATGAGCGGTGGGTGGACCGGCGAGCCATCTATAAGCTGCTGTTCGGCACTGCACCGCGCCGGATCGATTCGCGGAATATGCGCATAGCGCTGACCTCGAGCAGCCACCCCAACGCGAAGCGGCTGCTGTGGCAGGTCAAGCACGTCCTGATGATGCCGGCGGTGGCCAAGTGCCTGGGCTTCCAGGTGCACGATGACCGGCGGGACAAGCTGAAGCGGTGGACGGATGAGCTAGCGGACAGCGGCTACCGGGACACCTCGCTGCGTGAGCCCACGTGGACGGCCCTGGGCATGGGGTCGAAGGTGGCCGGCGGCCATTATGACGTGGTCATCGGTGATGACTGGGTGACGCTGGACAACGCGCGCACGCGGGTGCAGCGCGAGCACGTGGCGGACTTCTGGAGCTTCACCGTCAAGGGCACTTGTGAGCCGTGGTGCAGGGTGGGGATCTACGGCACGCGCTACCATCCGGCGGACTGGTACGGCGAGATATACAAGTGGACCAAGGACGGCGAGGAGTGGAGCATCCTGCGCCACCCCGCTGTGGTCTACACCAAGGACGGGGGCCGGCGGAGCTACTGGCCGGCGATGTATACCCTGGACCGGCTGGATGAGATCCGGCGCGAGATAGGCTCCGCGGCCTTCGGCACGCAGTACCAGAATGAAGTAGGGGCGATGGAGGGGGACTTCTTTGAGTCCGCCTGGCTGGAGCAGCACACCAAGTGGGCCGACCAGCCTCGGGAGATCCGAGAGTCCGCCATCACGGGCATCGCACTAGATGCGGCGTTCAAGGGCGGGCCTCAACATGACTGGTCCGTGTTCACGCTGGGCCACATGAACAGGCCCAGCAAGCGCTTCCCGCACGGACGCTTTCACCTGGAGAAGGCGCGGCGCGGCAAGTGGACGAAAAAGGAACTTATAGCTCAGGGCGAGAAGCTATACTTGGAGGCGAAGGCGGCGGGGAACACTCCGCGCGTGTTTGCCATCGAGGCAGCTCCCGGCATGGAGTTCACCATCCAGGACTTCCGGGAGTCCAAGGTGATCCCTCGCGGTATCATCAAGGCGATGCCGCCGAGGGTTGGCAAGATCGCCCGAGCTGAGAAGGCGCGTACCGTCTGGGAGATCGGAGCCGGCTACGTTGACCCACCGACTGCGGAGAACCAGCTGCAGGTGGTGATTGACGAACATCTGGCTTTCACTGGCGTGCGAGGCAACCCGGATGACTGCGTGGACTCAACGGTCTGGCTTATCATTGCGCTGTCAAGGGGCCGGGCGCGGCTGAGGATGAGAGGAGTGCACCGTGGCTGAACGCTACACCAACACAATGAGACCGAGGACTGGGGTGCTTGACGACCAGCACAGCGATGCCTCTTCGCTCTACTACCTGCCCGACGCGGCATCAAAGGCTCGCGTCAGAGGATACGCGGAGGCGGAGCTGCTCCTGGACGTGGAGGAGCATCTCAAGCTATTCCAGGTCCAGGCCCATGACATGAAGGCCTCCTATATCCCGCTGGACTTCGCGGGCATGCTGTCGCGGCTCATGCGGCACTATACCTTCTCGCCTGGCTTTGAGGTCCGAGCACTCAACCCCACGAAGAAGGCGGACGCCAACATCAAACGCATCATGGAGAACAGCGACGCGGTGACGCTTTTCCGCGAGGTGGCGGAGTCACTCCCTGCCCTGGGTGACGCGGTGATCCGGGTGGACCTGGTGGAGCCCGAGCGGGTGGGGTCATCCGCGGATGTGATGCAGGCGCACATGCGCTACGTGAGGCCCCACCAGGCACACGTGGCACTCAACAAGCTGGACAGCCAGCTGGTGGAGGAGGTGACGCTGGCGTGGCAGTTCGCGGCCAGCACGCTTGGGCGCACTGACACGCGGTCCATCGTGCTGCGTGAGATCCACGTGCCGGGGTCCTTCCAGTTCGATGTCCACTGGTGGGATGGTGAGAAGCTCACGGTGGGCCCGCCGCTGGAGGAGGTGTTCCCCTCCCTCGAGTCCGGCCCGCATGAGACGGGCATCGATGAGATTCCCATAGTCTTCATCCCCAACAACCGGAAGGCCGGGGACTTCTGGGGGCGCAGTGAGTTCCCTCGTATCAAGCCCATCATCCAGGCGCTGGAGAATCGGCTGGCGCAGCTGGACGAGGTGCTGGAGAAGCACGCGCGGCCGAAGCTGATTGTGGGGCCGGGCACGCTGGACGAGGAAGGCCGCACGCTGCTCGAGCACTTCGACGTCATCGAGATAGAGTCCTCCGTCCTGGAGAAGGCAGTCAAGCCCGAGTATCTGACTTGGGACATGAAGATCGAAGGCATCAAGCACGAGATTGAGAAGCTGGAGGAATACTTCTTCATGTTCACGGAGACCAGCCCGGCCAGCTTCGGACTGGAGCGCGACGGCAGTCAGGTGGAGAGCGCGCGGGCGCTGAGGTTCAAGGCGCACCGGACCATCAATAAGGTGGAGGACCTGCGCGACCCGTTCGGCGACGCGGTGCGGAAGCTGCTGAGGATCGCCCAGAAGCTCGAGACCGGGGACAGCGGCGAGCACAAGTACAAGGTGGCCCAGGTGCAGATCGAGTGGCCGGACCCGATCATCGAGGACGACACCCAGGAGGCCACGGACTACGCCCTGCTGCGGCAGAACCAGCTCACCAGTGTCCACCGCGCCGTCAAGGATCTCTATGACCTGACGGACGAGGAGGCGGACAAGGAGGTGGCCCGCATTCTGCAGGATGAGCTGGACTTTGCCGAAGCAGCGGGCGCGGGAATTGTCCCGGGCCTGGGCGGTGGGCCGGGTCTGCCGGTGGTCCAGCCGGTCCTGCCGGCGGGTGGCGAGGCCGCGCCCGCGGCGGGCCTGGGTGAGGTGACGGTGGCGCCTGGCGAAGCGGTCTGATGGCCAGGACGCTTGACCCCACCACCATCGTGGACCCGGTGGCTGTGCTGGTGCAGCAGTACCGGGTGACGCTGGCCCGGATCGCCCGCAGGCTGACCACCGGCGCGCTGCGCCCGGACAGCTACCTGGCCGCCCAGATCCCCTTCATTCTGGAGGAGCTGGGCAAGCTGGACATCTTCGCGAAGCGCTGGGCCACCAAGCAGATCACCATGGCCTACAGGGCCGGGGCCGCAGCTGCGCAGGCTGAGCTGGCTGCAGCCGGCCTGGCCCCGCGCGCCGCCGCCTTCACTGGGTTCGACACGGCCGCGGCTGCCGCCCTGGTTGCCCGCACCAGTGCCAACCTGGCCAACGTGCAGAGCGCCCTGGTTCAGGGGCTGCTTGGAGGGGAGCGGCCTACCACAGCCCAGGCCGTGCGCCTGATGCGGAGCGCGCTGGCCGGAGACGGCAAGCTGGTCAACGTGGTGGGTCAGGGGATGTCTGTCCGGGTCCCCTCGGGGCGGCTCTGGCGCGCCGACGCCTACGCGCGGATGGAGGGTGTGACGGCCACCAATGACTCCATGCGCGTGGCGCGCCGCTCGAGGTATCTGCAGAACGGCGTGGACGTGGTGGTGGTGACCTCCACCGGCACAGAGCATGAGGAGTGCGCCGTGTGGGAGGGCCAGCAGCTGTCGCTGACCGGCGCCACGCCAGGGCTTCCGACTCCGGAGGACGCCCGCGCGGACGGGCTCTGGCACCCCAACTGCGAGCACAGCTACGTGGTGGACGGCTCGGCGGAGCAGCCGGGCGGTGACCTGACGCAGGAGGTGGAGCCCAACTTCCCCACCCTGGGGCAGAGACCCTCCACGGTCCGAGCAGCTGCAACCTCCCGTCTGCGCTCCAGAATCTCGGAAGCCCTATCGCGGAGTTGACAGAATAGTCCTCCGCGGTGATACTCTATAGAAGCCCCACACCCGTGGGAGCAGTTCGCGCGGCACCGTCTCGCGCGCAGCCCAACTGAACAGAGCAGCAACGGCGAGGCGCACCCGCGCTTAAATGGAGGTTTGACCCATGACCGACGTGGCATCTGGCCAGCAGGCCACTGACGACATCACCATGACGAAGGCGGAGCACGACAAGCTCACAGCCCGAGTCCGGTTGGCGGAGAAGACCGAGAAGGACGGCAAGGCGAAAACGGCGAAGGCGAAGGCCGACGCGGAGAACGCAGACCTGGCGAAGCGGCTGAAGGCCGCAGAAGATGCCGGCATCGGCAAGGAGCTACGGGAGACCGAGACCGAGCGCGATGGGCTGAAGGCCAGGCTGAGCAAGGTTCTGACAGACAACG